GCCGGCATGGCCGCGAACTCGCGCAGGATCTCATCGACGCGCTGCTGCGCGTCAACGAGCTGGTGCGGGAGGTCGCGGGCGCCCATGGGTCAGGTGGCCGCGGTGAGCTGCGACATCACCTGGCGCAGTTCGTCTTCGAGCAGGGCGTGGATGCGCGCCTGGTCAGACTCCGCAGCAAGCTGGGCCGACAGGCGGGCGGGGATCTGCAGCAGGCCTTCGCGGAAGGCGGCGGCGCGCTTGGCCAGGGCGGCAGCCCAGTCATCGGCGCGCACGAGCTGGCCCTGCAGCTCGGCCAGCTTCAGCTCGGCCAGCTCGGCCTCGGCGCGCTCGCGCCTGGCGCGGCTCTTCCAGTAGCCGGAGGCGCTGTCTTCGTCGTCATCGTCACCGCCAGCGGTGCCGCCCGTGCTGCCGCTGCCGCTGAGGTTCACGTCATCCGTGGCCCGGCTGCCGGCGCGCACGCGGGTGTTGCGCGCCCACTGCGCGTCAGCGGCCACGGGGTCGATCTTCCCGTTGATGAGGCTGATGCGCCCATCGCGCACCGCGCGCCGCACGGCGCCCTCGGTGCACCCTCGACGCCGGGCGTATTCGGCCTGGGTGATGAGCTGGACCGTACCGACAGGCATCAGCGAACCCCTAGGCGTACAAAGTCCGCACGGGACCCACTAGCGAAAACGCGGGGTCCGAATTACCCGCGCTGGCAGGTGCCAGGTAGGACCCGAACCGGGGGGGTGGGCGGTGGCTGGTCATGCGCCTGACCTGGCCGACAGACGCGCCAGGCTTTCGTTCACGGCCCGCTGCACTTCGCCCGGCAGCGTCTGGTCAGCCAGGCGCTTGGCCAAGGAGTCGAAGTCGAAGCGGCGGCGGTAGGTGGCGCCGCGCACGAAGATCACAATGGGCTCGATCCTTGAACCGAGCGCGAAGTTGGTGCGGCGGTAGATGCCGGGCTGCGCACGATGCGTGCCTGTGCCGCCACCTTGCCGCACGAAGGTTCTGCGCTCGCCGGGGCGCACCACGAAGTATTCGAAGCCGGCCTTCTTGCGCGTGCCCTTCAGGCGCTTTTCACGGCCAAGCGGCCCCATGTTCTGTCGGCTGCCTGCCACCAACTCAGCAGCATCGAAGAAGCTGAGGATCTGGCGCAGCTCTCCCACGCTCTGGTTTCCGAAGTTGTCCACCTTTGCTCTTTGACCGGGCACCGTCACCCAGCCTGAAGGAAGCACGCCCACGAGCTGCAGTGCACGCTCAAAGCGCTTGAGCGCCCGTTGGCCGCCATCAGCTTGGAACTGCAGGTACTTCCCAGCCGGCGTCTCGCCCGGGCCCAGGTCGCGGAAGCCGATGCGGGCGCCGCGCTCATCGGTGACGCTCACCACGTTGAAGCCCACGGCTGCAGCCAGGTTGTTGGCCGATGCACCCACGTAGCGCAACTGCCGCATGGTGTACGGCGTGGGCCGGTCCAGCACGCGGGGCAGCTCGGCCTGGACGCCTGCGCGCACCTGCACTGCCGTGCGCGTCAGGGCCGTGGCCATGGCGGCGTTGAAGCGGCGGTCTGAGAACTGCGCCACCTGGGCCCGCACCTGGGCGATGTTGGATTCGAGGGTGATCCTCATGCTCTTCCCCTTGCAGCCAGCCGTGCCGGCCTGTTGCCCACCAGGGCGCCCACCACCTTGCCGGCCTCAGCCACGCGAATGGCGGGGACCTTGAGGGGCTGAGCGTCCAGCCATTGATCTGCGGCGGCCTGGCCCTGCTCTGCGGCGCGCCTGGCGTGCTCACGCTGCAGGCGCAGGCCTTCGCGCAGCGCAGCATCCACCCAGGCCTGGCCGAACACCTGCCGCAGCTCGTCCACCAAAGCCGCGGCGCCGGGCATCTCTTCCCTCAACCTACCCTTCTTCTTCTCATTCATGGTCTGGTTACGTGATGGGGGTGTAGGTTGCGCGGAGGTTGCGCGAGTGGTTGCGCGACATATGCACGTGGTTGCGCGAGTTACGCGAAAACGCGCGTTTGAAGGTTGATGGTCAAAAAACACTTTGGGTGTTTTGCTCATGTGTGCGTGCGCGCGAAAGTCGCGCAACTCACGTAACCACGCGGGTTTCCGGCGCAACCGCCGCGCAACCGCCGCGCAACCCGCGTAACCGATGGGGCGCGTCATGTGTCGCCGTCCTCACCCTTTCCGCCGCCGAAGTGCCGGCTGAAGCGCGCCATGTCGCTCTCGAACGCCACGCAGCTGTCCTTGGCCCACTCGCCCATGGTCTGGCCGTCTTGCGGGCCAGCATCGCCCGGTATCCACACGCGGATGGCCTGCTTGCCGTTCTGCCCCTGGTCCAGCTTGACGCTGTGGCAGCGCAGCTTGCCGCGCGCCGCCTTCTCCACGCCCTTGCTGAAGACCACCTGCGCCGGTGGAAACCGCTCACCCGTGGCCTGGGCCCAGCGCTGGAAGGCGCGGTACAGCTGCTCGGTGCTGCATACCCGCAGAGGGAGGGGGAGATACCCCGCCACCCACTCACGCACGAAGCGCTCCTGCGGGCGCAGGCCCAGCTCGATCAGGTCTTCCTTGGCCCGCGTCATGGGCGGAATCTGGAATTCGTCGAAGCCGTCCAGCGGCACGGTCATCAGGAAGTTGTAGAAGGCCGCGGCACCGCCTTTGGCCAGGCACTCGGCCACGCGGGCATACAGGCCCTTTTCGTCACGCGGCGGGGTGTAGACCACCATGTACCGCCTGTCACCCGGCTCCAGGGCCAGGGGCTGCTGCTCGTTGCTGAGGAACACCACGTTGCAGTGGTTGGCCTCAGTGCGCAGCGGCATCATCTTGGCGTTGATCTGGATCGTCTCGCCGGTGATGAAGGCCTTGAGCTTGTTCTTGTGGTGATACAGCTCCTGGCGGGCCACCACCTCGTCACCGATGAGGAACAGCTTCATGCTGGCCCAGTCGTTGAACTTGTCCTCGAGCTGGTCCTGGCCCACCACCATGGCGTATTTGCCGTAGATGCCGGCCACGATCTCGAACAGCAGGTTCTTGCCCGCGCCCTGCGGGCCGTGAAACACCAGCGCGCTGCGCATCTTGGCGCCGGGCCGCTGCAGCGGCAGGGCCAGCCAGCGCAGCACCCATGCGCACACCTCGGCGCAGCCCTCGGGCGTGGCCGCGCTCTCGCCGCACAGGTACTGCAGCAGCTCGATGATGGGCCGGCAGTCGCCCTTCTTGGGCTGCATGTCGAAGCCGTCGAACAGGTTGATGCGGGGCGCCTCCAGCTCGCGCCCAGGCTCGAACTGCAGTTCCTCCGGCTTGACCATGCGCCGCTCCGGGCTGTTCAGCCAGGCCTTCACGGCGTCATTCGTCATGGCCAGGCGCAGCGCCTGCACCGGCACGATGCGCCGCGTCTCGTCGTCCCACACGGTCTGCGTGCCGTAGATCAGCGCAAAGCTCTCCAGCAGCCGGCCCACCGCGCCCGGGTTGGCCATGCGGACCTTGCGCGGGCGGCCTGGTGCAGGCGCGCGCGGGCGCTTGCCCTCCACGCCGGCCATGCGCACCAGTTGAGACAGCAGCTCATGCAAGCCCCCTCCCCCCTCGATGGGCGCGTTTGCGCCGGCCGGTGGGGTGGGAGGTTCTTCTGCCATTCGGATGACGTTGTCAGGCTGCGACATTCAGCGGTTCCAGCACGCTTGAGCCAAGCACGTAGAAGGCGTGCCGCAGCTGCCGCCGCACCACGCCCAGGCCTGCACTCAAGTGCAGGTCGTTGAAATCCGTGTCCTTGGGGCCGCGCGGCAGGCGGGCCCAGATCGGCCAGGTGTAGTGGCAGTCGTCCACGGTCCGGCTGGCCTGGTGCGCTTTCAGGCGCCCAGGGTTGCCCTCGGTGCGCCAGTCGTCATCAGCGCAGATCAGCAGCGGGCTGTGCGGGTGCAGGCCGCGCAGCAGCTGCGCCACGTGCAGCAGGTTGCCGGCGTCCAGGCCCACGAAGACGGGCAGCTTGCGCTCCAGGGCCATGCGCAGGCTCAGGCCCGTGGCCCAGCCCTCGCAGATCAGCAGCGGCTCGCCGACCACCACATGGCCCAGGCGCAGGCTGCAGCCCGGCTTCTCGAAGCCCTTGGTGAAGCGCTTGGTGCCATCCGGGCGGATGACCTGCAGCGCCTTCAGCGCCTGGTCACGCGGCAGGTCATAACGCAGCAGGGGGATGACGATCGAGCCATCGCGCAGGTATCGGCAGCCTTCGGCCTGCACCGCCTTGCGCTGCAGGTAGGGCACCGGGCCCAGGGGCTCGCGGGCGGCGCTGGCCCAGAGCTCGGCGGCGGTCATGGCGGCCTGGGCGGCGGCGGCGGCGCGCTCTTGCTTCTGCCGCTCTTCTTGCTGCAGACGCTGTTCCTTCAGGCGCTCCCGCTCCTCAGCGGCCATGCCCTTCCAGTCGATGTCCACCTTGCAGTAGACGCCGTGCTTGAAGTCGCCAAAGTCACCCACCACCACTTCGCGGTTGCTGACCCTGGAGCGAATCTCGTGCAGCCGGTACCACTGCTTCTTCTTCGGGCCAAAGTAGACGCGCTTCCCATTGAGGTTCAACGGCGATGGGGGCATGTCCAAGCCCGCCTGCACCATCTGGGAAACCACGTCTTCCTCGTTCACGGGTTCACCACCCTCGTCAACAGCCTGGACGCGACGCGCTCTTCCATGTCGAAGCCGTCAACGGTCGGGCCGATGCGAATGACCTGGTTGGCGTCGTCCACGTAGCCGAAGCCCAGCAATGGGTCGGCGCGGTCTTTGGCAGGTGGCTCGATGCGCAGCAGCTTGACCCTGCGGCCCTTGATCGTTTCGTAGAAGTAGCCGATCCGCGCCTCGAACTGCACCACCTTGCGCCCGGTAGGTGCGGCGCGGCCGCCTGCGGCCTGGGTGCTGACACGTTGGCCTGCCATCAGTTCAGTCCTTGAGGATGCTCAGCATCGGCCCGGCCACGGCCCGCACCATGGCGGGCATGGTCGGCGCCGAAGCTCAGGGAAGAAAAAACGCGCCGCCAGCCGGCCGCCCGGGTTGCCGCAGGAGGAACGGCAGGGCCTGCACGGCCAGCAGCCGGCATCGCGGCCGGCCAGCCTGGCGCAAAGGGTCGGTGGGCGGCACATCCGAAGGGCCCACCGTCCGAGGGATTGAAGGTCAAGCGGCTTCCTTCACCGCAGCCACAGGCCGCGCCACGTCAATGACAGGCCGGCCGGCCGGGTGGGGCCAGGCGGGGTCGGGGATGCGGGCCCAGGCCACGTCGCTGCGCAGTTCTTCGCACGTGACCATGCCCTTGAGCGCTTGCTCGATGGCCGGGCAGCGCTCCAGCGGCGCGCGGCCACGCTTGGTCAACAGCTGGTACAGGTACTGCTCATTCAGGCCCAGTTCACGCGCGGCAGCCTGCCGGGCCTGGGCCGGCACGCGGGCTGAATCGAGGGTGGAAGCGTTCGACATGCGGACCATTCTAGCCATTGACTAGCCAAAAGTGCAAGCATTTGGCACTGGACGACCACAAGCCGGCTGCTAGACAGTCCCCGGCCATGCTCCAGTTCCCCAATACCGACGACCCTTTGGTGGCCGCCCTGCAGCGCTTGATCCTGCGCGAAGGCGGCTACATCGCCGTGGCTGACAAGATCGACGCCAGCGACCAATCCCTCTACCAGATCGCCCAGCTCAAGCCGCACAGCACCAGCAAGAAGCTCAAGAGCGTGGGGCCCAGCCTTCGCAAGCGTCTGGACAAGGCCTTTCCCGACTGGCTCACCGGCGTGGTGGAAACCCGCGAGCCCGTAACCGCATGGTCAGGCGGGGCATCAGAGCCGGCCTGGCCCATGCAGCGCTTCCCGGCTTCATACTGGTCTGGCCTGAGTCTTGCCGAGCGCGCCATCATGGAGGAGGCGATGCTCGAGTGCTATGACCGGCTGATGGCCCGCCGTGAGCAGCTGCGCATAGACAGCAGCGCGCTTTGTAAAGCGCTCAAGCCGGCGGCCTGAGGCCTGCCTGCAAGGTTTACACCCTCAACCGGCCGCGCAGGGCCGGCGCGGTCACTGCGGAATGAGCGTGCAGCCGCAGTGCTTGCAGCGGCGCGCGTCGCGCAGCACCAGTTCCCGGCAATCGGGGCACTTTACGTGCGTGTCTGGGTTCGGACCGTCGTCTTCCTTGTTCGACCCAACCGCCAGGCACAGCAGCCCTGCCAGCAGCGGCGAGATCAGCACCGACAGGATGAACCAGCCAGTGCCTGAGCGCCCGCGCCGGGCTGCGTACACCGCCACCACGAAGGACAACCCGAACCAGAGCAAACCGTATTCCATGTGCGCACCCCTCTGAAGCCCCGCGCCTGTGTTGTTTGGCGGGCGTTGTGTCTGGTCAGTCTAGTGCAGTTTTCGCCCTGTACGCGCATTTCCTAGTTTTTTGCTTGACTCCCTCAATAGTCTTTGGCTAGACTGCATCCACGCCCCAAGACAACCGCGCTGCGGGGGGCCGAGGATGCGATGGACCTGCACACCAGCCTGGCGGCCCTGGCCGCAGCCCTGGCCGCTGACGCGGCCGAGCACGCCCGCCACACCGCGCGCCACCAGCGCACCACCGGCTTCGCCCGCGCCCTGGCATCCGTTGGGGAGGCGCTGCTGTGAGCGCGCCCACCGTCCGCAAGTTCCCCCGCACGCTGGCCGAAGCCTTCCCGGCTGACGCCCGCCACGCCTACGCCATCGAGCGCAGCAGCCGCCGCATGGACAGCGTGGGCTCCGTCCTCCTGGCCTGCGCCATCGGCATCGGCCTGGCGCTGGCCGTTGCGCACTGGTGGAGCGCGTGATGGAGCGCCACTTCGAAGACGGCACCGAGCCGACCATCCTGCCCCACTTCGGCGGCTGCACCGGCCCCTGCCAGCAAGGCCGCGTGGCCTGCCCGTGCCCTCAATCGTGTGAGCAGGCGCTGGATCGAAGCATCCTGCGCCTGGCTGGTCAGGCGTTCCTGGCCATCGTGCTGGCGGTGGCGGTGATTGCGGTGGGAGTGGCGGTGTCATGAGTTCCGTCTACCTCACAGGCACCGTGGCCGGCACGTACCACGGGCTCTCTACCGTGCCCGAGGATGACCAGCCTGCGCATGTGGTGGTCACCGTGCAGATGCGCCAGGTGCGCCCGGGTGCGCCGTTCATCACGGGCGTGCTGTGGTGTGGCCACGGCGAAGCCGGCGAGCGCCGCGCCGCTGAGGTGCGGCGGGAACTGGTGCGCGATGCGCTGGTCAGCCTGGCAGGGCAGGCCATCACCTACTGCGCCCGGTCCAACAGCCTGAACGTGCGCGGCCTGGAGGCCGTCAACGTGGTGACGCCCATGCGCGATGTCGTGCGCTTCGAAAGCCTGCGCCCCACAACCCCCGAACCCACCACCCCATGACCCAAGCCCACCACATCCACCCGCTGGCCGACCCCATCGTCATCGGCATCGCCGGCCATGCTGGCGCCGGCAAAGACACCGCCGCGGCGTACCTGGTCGAGCGCTACGGCTTCGTGCAGGCCAGCTTTGCAGACCCCATCCGCAGCATGGCCCTGCTGATGCTGGAAGAAGCCGGCATTGACCACCGCTGGCTCACCGACCGAGCCTCCAAAGAGGCGCGCATTCCCGGCCTGGGCATCAGCGCCCGCGCTTTGATGCAGACGCTGGGCACCGAGTGTGGCCGCAGCCTGCACCGGAACATCTGGGTGCGGCACATGGCCCTGCGCCTGGGCCTGCCGGGGCCTGACCTGTCTTTGCGCGGCACGCCTGCTGCGCTGGCCACGCCCGTGCATGACCGAATCGTCATCAGCGACTGCCGCTTCCCGAACGAGGCCGACTGGATCAACCTGATCGGCGGCAAGGTCATCCGCCTGCACCGCCGCCAGGCCGGCGCCGTTCGCCCCCACGTCAGCGAGGCGCAGGTCATGGACCTGCACGCCGACGTTGACCTGCACAACCACGGCGAGCACTTCGCCGGCCTGCACGGCATGCTGGATGGCGCCATGGCGAGCTGGTGCATTGGTGAGCGGGAATGGCCAGATGGTGCTCTGCCGCCTGATCTGGCCATGTGGCGCCCATGGACGCTTGATGACCGGAGTTGACCTGTGACCAAGAAGCACGGCCTGTGGGTTTTCCATCGGGCATACCGCAGCGCTCAGCGACACGGGATGAGCCCATGGTGGGAAAGCGAGGAAGCAGCCGCAAGGCTTGTGCGACTGCACATCGCGCAGCATGGATTCAATGAACGCACAGCTTTGCCGGGCCTTGCCGACAGAGTGATTCGCTGCGCAAACAGGTATGCGCGCCGTTTCGGCGGCGTTCGCACCGTGGCCGATTGGCAGCGCTTGGCGCTTTGGATTGCAGGCCGGGCGGGTTTCGATCATCAAAGCACGCTTCGCAAGCTGATTGATACCGGGCATAGGCCCAGGTCATTGATTAGTTTGAAGAAGCTGCAGCGAGACGAGTTCCTATTCCCTTCGCCCAAACACGCGCTGTATGAAATCAAAGAGCGCGCGGCAAGCATGAACGCCGCGCGCATCGAAAGGCTACGCCAGGAGCGAGAGCGCTTTTTGACTTCATGCGCGATGTGCGGTCA